TAATTATTTCACATCCTTATGCTTTTATTGATTTTTCTTCATTATCGATACGAACTTTGCCTTTTATAATATCGTCTCTTAATCTTAACATATTTTCTTTATAGTCTTTCATAATTGTTTTAATGTTCGCTTGCATCATTCTGCCGATATTAACTAAATCGTCTAAATTCTTATTATTAATATAAATAACGTTATTGTAAGACTTAAATTCATTGCGAATACTGTGAATTAAGAAATACAAACCATCTAATTCAATCACAGTAATCATATAACCGTATTTTTGTTCTTTAAAGAAAAAATGTTTTTTAACATCACTGAATTTTAATCGTTTAACAAGTGTATCAGCCCATGTAAGCTGTTCTTTTTCACCTTCTGGAACTTTCATTACACCTGGCATTGGTAATATTTTCCAGTGATTTCTACCTCGTGGATTTAAACAAATTTTATTCATAATTTTTACCTCGTTATTATTATATCATAATATTTATTAGTATTTATGTAGATTGAAAAAATTAATATTTAGATTACAATCTTTAACAACTAATATATAATTAATATGTAAAAATATTATTTAAAGGAGAAAATAATATGGCAGAAAAAAATGGCAAATGGGTTACAGTTAATGGTAGACATATTTTTATTCCAGATGGTAAAAAATTAGAAGATGTTTGGGATTATCAAAATAATGGACCTAAAGAAGATAATTATGAAGAAGATTTAAGTGATTATGAAAGTGAAGATTATGAAAAAGACATCGATGAATTAAGTATGTCTGGCATGACTGATGAAGAAAAAGAAATTTATAAAGCTCACAAAGATGAAATCGATGGAGATTTAGATGAAGATAAAAGTCAATATGTGGTTAAAACAAGAGATGATATTTCAAAAGCCACTAATAGAAAAGCATTTGAATATATTGCTGATAATATTGATGAATTAACTGAAGCTGGTTTAATTAGCGAAGAAATGTCTGATAAATTATATGAAGAATTAGATGACAAAATTGATGAAAGTGGCGTGTATATGCCTCTTTATGCTAGCTATAAAATTAAAAATAAAAATAAAGGTAATGATGTTAAATCAGAAGATAAAAAAGAAAATAAATCACAAGGTATTGTAGACGATTTAAAAAAAGCGGGATTTAAAGTTGAAGATATGGATGAAAAATCCATTACCTTTGAAGGTCCGGATGCTAAAAAAGGCTGGAAAATTCAAGAAAATGAAAATTTAGGTTTCGATGTTTTCGACAGCGAAGGTAAAAAAGTCATTGAAGACGTTAATGCTAATAAAGAAAACGTGGCTACTAAAATTCTTCAGAATGAACAAGGATTTAAATCTGCAGAAGATAAATATGACGAGTACGCAGAAAAAGGCAAATCCACCTGGAATCAAAAATTATCTAAAGGTGATAAAATCGTAATTAAAGATAGAGATGGAAACGACTTAGAAGCATATATTGGTGGTTTCTATAATCGTGGTCAAGTTCAGGAAGAAGATACTTACGAAGAAGGCAAAGATAATTTATGGCACGACTTCAGAGGTATTCAATTAGTTGATAAAGATGGAAAACAAATCGGTAATATCAATGCTAATCAAATCTTGAAACGCACAAAGAAATAATTTGAAACATAAATCATTTGCATGGTTTGAAAACATCATTGATAAATTAATGGTGTTTTATTTTACAAAATTTTGTATTATAATAATATTAGTTCGACAGGGCTACCAAAGTAAGTGTGTACTTGAAATAGAACTGATTATTCTATGAAAACGCCCTAGCAGAAAGTTCGATGCTTAACTAATCAGCACCGTCCCGGTCTCATCAATCGGCATGGATAAGACGACACTAGCGTGACACGAGCTCCAATAAGTTCAGGAATAATAGCGACCTGTATCAAAACGAACTGATGCGAACAAAAATTACGAAATAAAACCGATACACAATAAGTATGCAGGCAAAATCGTAATATTGCGAAAACACCTATCGTGAGGTAGGCAGGGAGAGATGTTTATGCTCTCCTTTTTTTATTTTCTAGTTAACGGTTTAATAGTTTTGTGTGTTTTTTAGCAACTTTTTTCTAGCAAATTCCAAAAAATAAAAGTTATGCCAGAACTGTTAAACTGTTAATTATATTTATATAAATATAAAACTATTAACTAACTATTAATAAACTGTTAAAACTATTAACTAAAAAATGTTATTTATATATAAATAAAAATGCAAAAAGTAAAAATTTTGTAAAAAAGTATTTTATTTTTGGTAAATTCATAGTATAATAGAATCAGAAAATAGAAGGAGTACAGTATATGATTAAATTAAATGTCTATGAATATCTTATTAAAGATAAGGTAACTGGTAACTATACGGGTAGTTATACAGTCAAAGCTGGTTGTCCAAATGAAGAAACATTAAAAATCAAACACCATGCTAAAAAGGTAGATACAATTAATTTCCCATACGGTAAATAATTAATTAAATAAGAAAGGAAACCGAAAATATGTTCAAATTTACAAACCCACATCCAGAACAAAAGTTAGTTGGAGATTGCGTCAAAAGAGCTTGTGTTATAGCAAGTGAAATTAATTACCACGATATTGCCATTATGCTTAATCGTTATCGTAAAGAATCAGGTGGCAGCAAATTCAATTCAAACGAAAATTGGAAACCATTTATAGAAAATGTATTATGTGGTGTTAAAGATTCAGATGATATGCAACATGCATTTGAAGGACATCGTTATACAGTTGCAGATTATGCAGAAACTTGGGTTCCACATAGATGCATTCTTAGATGTAGTAAACATTTAGTAGCTTGTAAATATGGCGATTATTATGATACTTGGGATTCAGGCAATAAAGGTGTTTATATTGCTTATATGCTTCCAAGATATGAACAAATAGTAGAACACATTAGAAAACATTATCCAAAATTATGCAAAGGATTAACATTAGAAAAATATACAGGGAGGTTCAGAATTGCATTATGAAAATTCAAAAGTTAAAGTCAATTAGAGCAAGTAATAAGAAACCAGTTCGTATCTGTTATGCTAGAAATGGACACAGAATATGGGAAGGAATGAAGAAAGATATTCCTGCAGATTTAAAAGAATATTATGTGTTCACAAAAATAAATAATCCTAGATACACATACATTGAAATTGTAGAAGATAAAGAATGGTTTGAATAATATTAAATAAGTTACACACGGAGGCACATACAAATGAAAAAGAACCAACCAACAGATTTATATTACAGAAACAAATACATCATTGGATTATACACAAAAGATGAATATGAGACATGTTTAACAATTGTGGATAATATACATGAATTTGCTGAACTTATGGAAATCACAGTAACAAATGCTTCAATGATTTTAAGTAAAGCATTTAGAAAAAAACTTGATTACATTATATTTAGTCATTCAAGAGTCAAAATTGAATTTATTGACAAAGATTTAGATTAAGATAAATAGTAAAATCAAATATATTATAATTTAATATGGAGGTAGATATGAAAAAAAGAATTTGCGAAGAATTAAAAGAAATCAGACATTCTAAATTCTTAACACAAGAACAAATGGCTGAATTACTAGGTGTTTCAAAACTTACTTATAACAAACTTGAAAAAGGTTATAAAGATGTAAGTTTAAAAACAATTGAAAAAGTTAGTAAATTAACTGGTCATGGATATTCTTATATTAAGGAGCACTTATAATGAAAGAATGGAGTTTTAAATCACCAGACGAAGAAACATTAATTAAAATTATAGTTAATGATTTCGGAGATGGAATGATGTTTAAGTATGATTTATACAATAGTGGCAATTGTTATGAAATGTCTACTATTGGTCATCCTGTAGCAAGTGAAGTTAGAAGGTTAATAAAAGAAAATGATAATCACAAACAAAAATAATTTGCCACAAGTGTTAATTGACAGCATTGAAGAAAATCATATTCCTGTTGAAAAACATTATAGTGTTACAACTTTATTAAATCCAATTAGAGAAATTTTATTAATACGCAGACATTATAATGAAATCAAACAAGATATTTCTGATATGGTGTGGTTAATATTCGGAAGTGCAGTTCACAAACTTATTGAAGATGCAGATAAAACTGGATTTGCTGAATATAAATTAGAAAACTTAGTTATTGATGATTATTATCTTACTGGTATTTGTGATTTATATGACGAAGCTAATTTCACTATTGTTGACTGGAAAACAGCTTCTGTTTGGAAAATAATTCATAAAGATTTTGAATCTTGGCGCAAACAAGGATTAATGTATGCATGGTTATTAAGAAAAAGAGGTTATCACACTAAGAAATTAAAATTTCATGCATTTCTTAAGGATTGGTCTTCTGTTGATGCTAAATACAAAGCAGATTATCCAAAATATCCAATTTATGTATGGGAATATGAAGTAACTGAAGGTGACATGTTAGAAATTCAATCATTTATTGAAACACAATTCAAACTTATTATTGCTTGTGAAAAATTAAAAGATGATGAATTACCTATTTGTAGTCCTGAAGAACGTTATAATTCTGGCGACAAATATGCAGTTATGAAACATGGCAGAAAGAGTGCTATAAGAGTTTGTGATTCAAAAGAAGAAGCATCAGCATTAATCACAAGTTCTGACATGTATATTGAAGTTAGATTGGGTGAAGACAGAAAATGCAATGATTATTGTATTTGTAAAGAATTTTGCAGCTATTGGAAAAGTAAAAACAAGGAGGAATAAAATGAGAAAAATCGAAGAAAAAATCGTTATTAATAACGGTAAACTTGTATATGCAGTTGCATTAAAAACAGAAAACAAAGACAGCAGAGATACCTATTTACTAATTAGAGATGGGAAAATCCATTTTGAATCTAATTGGTTTAGTTCAGTTGTCGCATACGAAGGAAGTGATGAAAGTCATTCAGTTGCTAAAGAAATTTTCACCATGCAATTACAATGTGCAATCAAATCAATGGTTGGAGAACTAAAACTTTTAGAAAGTGTTCTAACAAGTATAGGTATTACTGAAGTATTAGGTTCATCTTTAACTGAAGCACAAAAACTTTTAATCACTCAACAAGTTAAAAAAGAGATTGTCGATTCTGTTAAACCTAAAGCAATTAAAAAAATCAGTGAGGAAAAGCAAGAACGCAAACCAAAAGCCAAAGAACAACCAATAAAAATTGAAGAATAGGAGGATATAAAAATGGCTTTATTAATTATTATGATTGTAGTAGCAGTTATTGCTACATTAGGATTAGTCGGTGTTATTATTTATAATATTAAAGAAAATAACTGGCATCCTGCTAACTTTGCTTGGACTACTTTAACTATTGGTATTCCAATGCTCTGTTTACTTTTTGGAACATTCACCAAAATTAACAAGAATGAAGTTGGTATTGTTTACGATGATAGATATGGTGTTGTAGATAAGCACTTTGATGAAGGATTCCACAAAAAATCTATATTTGAACATGTTACTAAGATTTCTACTTTAAATAGAGATAAGTTTATTGAAACATCTGCGCAAACAGATGATGGTCAATATGCAACATTTGAAATTGCAGTAACTTATGCTGTAGAAAAAGAAGATGCTCCTAAATATTTCAGAACAACAGGCGGCGATGCAAAAAAGTCTTTAAATGGTGAAGAGAAAAAATCTGCATTTGATGACCAATTAATGGGTTTAGTTGAAAAAGAACTTCAATCAACAACTATTAAATTTAATATCTTCTCTTTGTTATCTGAGGGTTTAGAAACTGCTCGTGTTGATTTTGAAAAGAATTTAGCCGTTTCATTAAAAGAACAATATGGTATCACATTAAGGTTTGCTGTGTTTAAAGACGTAGATGCCGGTGAAAAAATTGAAGAAATTTTAAAGGCAAAAGCTACCGCTGAACAACAAATTTCTATTGCTCAAAAAGAAGCTGAAGCAAAACTTGTCACTGCAACTAATGAAGTAGCAGTTGCTGAAAAGGAAGCGGAACAAAAGAAAATCTTAGCTGATGCTACAGCTTATGCCACAAAAGTTCAAGGTGAAGCAAGTGGTGAAGCAGCAAGTGCATATACAGATTCAATTCTTAAAATGATTGATGATTTATATGTTGAACAAAGTGGAGTTCTTACATATGATAAATGTGCAAACATTATTTTATCAATTGTGTTCTACGATAACTGGGACGGAGTACTTCCAACTACATTAACATCCGATTCATTATCAGCACTCATTGGTGCCTTAATTACAGGAGCATAATATGACAAAAAGAAAAAAAATTAAAGAATTAATAGAAAAAGTAAAGGTATCTAATCAAAATATCATTATTCAAAAACAAGCTATTAATGATTTAAAATTAGAAAATGCAAAAATAATTAATAAATACAATAAAAAAATGCATGAAATTCAAAGTTTTGAAGCTCCTGTGCAATTTGTTCAATATCCTGAGCGTAAATCTTCATATTTATTTTTCGCAGATGGTCATTTTGTAAAAGTTAAATTAAGCAAAGGAGACAAAAATAATGCTGAAGTTGCTCTTATGTATTTATTAGTTAAAAATCTTTATGATATTAAAAAACTTAAAAAATTAAATGAAAACAAAAAATTACTTAAAAAAGGTGAAAAGTTACCTATTGTAATAAATACTAAAAAATAGCATTATATAATATTAATATTAAAAGGAGGAAACACATAAAAAATGGGTTGTCCAGTATTCTTAATTGGTGAGTCAGGAAGCGGCAAAACTGCCTCATTAAGAAACTTCAAATCAGATGAAGTATTTATTATAAATGTTGCCGGTAAAGAATTATCATTCAAAAACAAAGAAGGTTTAAAAAGAATTGATACTTCTGATTATGAAAAGATTAAAGCTGTATTATTAAAAGCTGCAACATCAGAAGAAAATAAGATTAAATCATTTGTTCTAGATGATACACAATACTTAATGGCATTTGAGTCATTTAATAGAGCTAAAGAAACAGGTTATTCTAAAAATGTTGATTTAGCAGTTCACTTTAAAGATTTGATTCAATTTGTTATTACAGCTCTTCCTAAAGACTTTGTAGTTTATTTCTTACATCACACAGAAAGAACTGAAGATGGACATATTAAAGCGAAAACATTAGGTAAGATGCTTGATAATCAATTAACTGTTGAAGGACTATTTGCAATTGTGATTATGACGCAAGTTAACAATGGTGAATATAAATTCTTAGTTCATGATAAAGATGGTATTAGCACAGTTAAAACTCCAATTGGAATGTTTGAAACAGATACTATTGATAATGACTTAAAGTTAGTTGATGAATCTATTAGAAAATATTACGAATTTAAATGAAAGGAAATTTAAAAAATGAAAGTTATTGACGGTTTTGATTCAATTAATGAAGCAGGAGAATTTAAGAATCTACCTGCTGGAGCATACGCTTGTAAAATTATTGAAGTTGTAGATGTATTAGATAAAGAATATTTAAATGTGTATTTTGATATTGTTGAAGGCGAATTTAAAGGCTATTTCACAGCTTTATTCCAATCAACTGGTAAGAATTATGGATTTATAACACGTTCATATAAACAAAATGCACTTCCATTCTTCAAAGCATTTATTACAGCTGTTGAAAAATCAAATCCAGGATATAAATGGGATTGGAACGAAAAAGGACTTAGTGGCAAGTTCTGTGTAGTTGTATTCAGAGACGAAGAATACGAAGTTGATAGTGAAGTCAGAGTTAGAGCAAAAGCAGATGAAGTTCGTTCATTACCAGCTTTAAGAGAAGGTAAAATTGAAATTAGACCTCTCAAAAAACTTGATAAACCAGTTGAAATTTCAAGAGAAGTTCCAAAGTGTCCTGTTGAATTAACAGACGACGAATTGCCATTTTAATTAGGTATTACCGGAACCGTACAGAATCTTACACAATGATAAGGGTTACTTGTTGGCAAAGGTTCCGTTAATATATAAACCAAGCTTATTCTTAGTTGTTAGTGGTTATTAATCAAATTTTTAATCAAAAATTGTTTACATTTAAAGTATCAATATATGCTGTACATATTGGTACCTCCTTTCTCAGAACGATGCGCAGATTATTTTAGACTAACAACACTCTATGGAACCGAAAGCTCATTAAGACAGTGCAATTCTGTTTGGTTCCAATGGTTTCCTTTTACTTAAAAACTTAACGATAAACGAAGTTCTCTGATTGACTGCAGAGTTTATAGTTTATCATAAGAGGAAACACATTATGAAAGATTTATTGAAAAATATACCAGAAGAGTTAAAATTAGAAGCTCTATGGTGCTGTTGGAAATATGTAAAAAATCAAGATGGTGATTTAGTCAAAAAGCCATTTAATGTTCTAACAGGCTATGGAGCAAGAAGTAATGATAGAACTACATTTGTAAGTTATCCAACAATGTGTCGTTATTTGGATAATTATATAAGTGAAGTTGATAATAAAATTCAAGGTGGTGCTGGTTTAGGAATATTTAATGGATTTAGTGCTATTGATATTGACCATTGTATTAATAATGGCGAAATATCACAAATGGCACAAGAATTAATTAATTTCTGTGATTCTTATACTGAATTAAGTCCATCTGGAACTGGCATTAGAATTATTTTTAAGTCTTCTGTTAGATTTGACAAAAATAAATATTATATTAATAATTCAAAACTTGGTTTAGAGATTTACATAAGCGATAACACTAATAAATTTGTTTCTATTACTGGAAATAAATTAAGTGGTGATACAATCAAAATGTTAGATTTGACGCCAATGCTTGATAAGTATATGATAAGAGATACACCACTTTACGATGGTTCTGTTGGCCAAGTATATAATAATAATGTTACAATATCATTAGCTGATGCTTTACAAAAAGACAATAGACTTTATGATTTATGGAATGCATCTGCTCCAGGTTCACATTCAAATGAGTCTGAACTTGATATGTCATTAGCTTGTAAATTAGCATTTTATTGTAATGGTGATTTTAATGACACAATGAACGCTTTTGTATCTTCACCATATTATGCTAGTAAAGATGATAAACACAAAAACAAATGGAATAATACTTCATATGGTAATAATACAATTGCTGGTGCTATTTCATATGTCGGTACTCATCAAATTAGCAAACCAATTCAAACTAAAATACCAGAAAGAGTTAAAGTTGAACCAATTATGCAACCTAAAACATATGCAATGACTGATGTTGGTAATGCTCACAGATTTGCTGATATGTTTTTCAATGATATTCATTATAATTTTGACAACGAAAAATGGATGTTATGGAATGGCAAGTATTGGGAATATGATATTAAAGATAAGATTCGCGATAAAGTTGATATATTAGCAGAAAAAATGCTTGAAGAATTAAGAAAAGAACAAAATGATGTTTCACGTAAACTTATTGCTGCTAATATCACAAAAATTCAAAATAATGCAGGTAAAAAGGCTTTATTAGAAGAATGTCAACATATTGGTGATATTCCAGTATTAAATGAAGATTTTGACAAAGACCCATATTTAATTTGTGCAAATAATATGGTTTATGACTTAAAATCTGGAGAAGTATTACCACATCAACGTTCTTTTTTAATCTCACAAACAATAAACTGTGATATTGATTTAGAAAATGAACCAACTAGATGGCTTCAATTTTTAGATGAAATATTTGAAGGCGACAAAGAAATGATTAACTATGTTCATAAAGTGTGGTCATATTGTTTATCAGGTTCAACAAGAGAACAACAAATGTGGATTTTCTTTGGTGATGGTAATAATGGTAAGTCATTAGCTTTAGATATATTAAATGAATTAATGGGCTCGTATGGTATTACAAGTAGACCAGAATTATTAGTTGATAGTAAAAATGCAAACACATCACAAGAAGAAATTGCTAGACTTAATCGCAAAAGAGTTGCTTTTATGGAAGAAATTAAAGATGGTGATAGATTAAATGAATCATTAGTTAAACAAGCAACTTCTGGTGTTGGCAAAATGACTGGTCGTTTCTTATATGGTAATACATTCGAATTTGTAATGATAGCTAAAATCTTAATGGCATCAAATTATAAGCCAAAAATTAAAGGTATTGATAAAGGTATTTGGCGACGTATTAATTTAGTTCCATTATATAAAGACTTTACAAATGTTGCAGATAAAGATTTAAGAGAAAAATTAATTACTGAATTGCCGCAAATTGCGGGATGGTTATGTAAAGGATTCAAATTATATCTTGAAGAAGGCTTAGATAAAAAACCACAAAAAGTTTTAAAAGAAACTAAAGAATATAAAGAAGAATCAGACTTAGTTCAATTGTGGATTAATGAAAACTGTGAGATAGACCCAAAAGCACATGAAAATGCATCTATATTATTTAAAGATTTTGATTTGTGGTGTAGAGACAATAAAGAAATTCCTATGACACAAACTTCATTTGGCAGAAATATGGGCAAAAAATTCAAGCGTTTAACTTATTCTAATGGTAAATATTATGTTGGAATTAAAATGCGTATGAAAGCTATTGACAATGAAAAGAAAATCGCATATGATTTAACTGATATTAAAGATGAAGATATTTAATGAAATAAATACTAAAAAAATAAGTGTTAGAATAATATTATGAAAAAAGTTGAATTTAATGAAGAAGAAATTGAAGTGTTAGAAAAATACATCTTCAGAAAATTAGTTAATTTAGAAAATTCTGTACAACCTACACGTAAGTACTTTAATGATGCTGGTTTAGATGTATGCGCAACCGAAAATGTTACACTATGGCCACATGAAAGCAAGGCAATTGGAACTGGTTTTGGAATTTGTCTTCCAGATGGATACGCTGGTTTTATTTGTCCTCGTTCAGGATTAGCATCAAAAGGTATTACTACAAATCTTGCAGCTATTGACAGTGGTTATACTGGTGAGATTCATACATTAATCACAAATACAACAGATAGAAAAGTTCAATTTAAAAAAGGCGATAGAATTGGCCAACTTATTATTGTTCCTATTATTATTCCTGATTTTGTTGAAGAATTAGGAGAAAAAAGAGAAGAAAAAGGTTTAGGTAGCTCTGGTTTGCAATAAAAAAATGAGTTTAATATTATATATTTATATATAATAAGTATCATCAAATTATATTTTCAGTAAAAAAAATGTAAAAAACTGTTTTATTTTCATTTTAATCATAGTATAATGTAATTAGTCAAAGTAAAGGAGACTACAAAAATGAAAGTCAAAGTTTATACATTAAAGGATTTAGATACTAATTTCTTATATGATATTACTGATAAAAAACAGTTAGAAAAAGCTAAAAAACTATATCCTAATCACACAATAATTGAATCTACAACAAACATTCATTATTATATTGAAATTAGTTTATTAAACAAAAAAGGTCAAGAATTTGAAAAAGGATTTAATGATAAACATGAAGCTATTGTGTTTTTAAATAAATTACGCAGAGGCAATAAATTAAAAGTTACATCAATTAGTTGTCTTACAAATTCTGTATTAAATGAACTTAATTATTATTCAAAGGAGCTTAAATAAAATGGAAAACTTAACAACTTATTTATTAAATGGAAATTATTTAGAAATTGAATCAGAGAATGAACATGATTACTTTCATTTTGAATTAACATATAATAAAAAGAAAAATAAATTTAGTGCTGGTGTTTCAATTTATCATGCTAGCGAAGATAATAATGCCAACAATCCTGAATCTCATACTGATGAAGAAGAATATTATGATGAAGATTTAAAAACATTGATTTTAGAGCTTATGAAAATATATGGTCAAGATTTTACTGAAGCATTTGTTGAAGCGATGGTTAAATGATTATGAACATGAATCACATAGCACAATATCAAACAAATTATACAGTTATTGATGTATATGAAACTGATATTAAAATAAATAGCGAGACTATGTATGTTATAATATCTACAAATAAAATAACACATAAACAAAATACAAGATTTGGAAATGGAACACAAACAAAATCAATCATTAATACATATAATTTAGAAAAGAGATTCAAATTATGAGTTTAAGTGAATTTAGTCCAAAAAAACGTAAATATTTACAAGCAGCTGAAAGAATGAACTTTGTTTGTGAATGTTTATATTCTTATAACTCAGAATTAAAGGATGAACCAGGCATATATACTTTCATTCGTATGACACCTCCTAATAAAGAAGGATTCACACAAAAATATATTTATGTCGGTCAAGCTGTAAATGTTATTAATAGAATAGCACAACATGTAATTGGATTTGAACAACATATTGACTTATCTATTAAAAATCGCATGCTCTATTATCCTACTAATCCATATGGTTGGCAAATACATGTGCGTTATTGTGACAAAGCTGATTTAGACAAAATGGAGCGTCAAACAATTGCTAATGCCATTGCTAAAGGATATACACTGTATAATATTACATCTGGTGGACAAGATGCTGGTAAAACTGATATTAATAAACGAGCCGAAAGAAAAACATATCAAGATGGACTCAAACAAGGTTATGCTAATGCTATTAAAGAAGTTAAAGAGTTGTTTGATAAATATTTGGATGTGGTTATTAAACCTGATTCATTAAAAAAAGATGGAACCACAAAAGAAATATATTTAAAAAAAGAAAAAGAATTTAAGGAGATGATTAAATGAAATACATTAGAACGAAAGACGGAATACACATAAAAAATTCTTTTAAAGATAGTTTACTCGAGGCAAGTGAAAATGCAATCAAACAAGCCGACACCATTGAAGAATTGTGTGATGCTTATGTTATTACAAGTAAACAAGGACACATCTATGATACTTATGGAGATTACAGCTATGAATTGAAGCAAGTATTACCACAAGCAAGAAAAGAAGAACCTGATGAAGATTGGGACTTGTATGGTTGTGTTCTTGTGAACGGAATTATCAAGCAAGTAGCAAAGACTAATGAAAAAGGAGAATTAGAATTGTTATGAAATCAATTTTATTAAGTATTAAACCAAAATATGTAGCCGACATACTAAATGGCAAAAAGACAATAGAAATTCGTAAAACTTGTCCTAAATGCGACTTGCCTATTGATGTGTATATTTATTGCTCTAAAGGAAAAACTACGGTTATAAATATGGATAAGTATTTATTTGGAAATCCTAATGACGCAATAAGAAACGGCAAAGTTGTTGCAAAATTCACATTAAGAAAAGTTGAAGAAATTATACACGATTTTAGTCATTTTAGCCCTTTTTGCCACACAAGAGAATTAACATCTCAAAAACTTTATGACAAATCTTGTCTATCATATAACGAAATAGATAATTATCTTAAAGGTAAAACAGGTTATGCTTTGCACATTGAAGATTTAGTCATCTTTGATAAACCAAAAGAGTTGAGTGAGTTTCATAAGATTGGTTTTAGTGAATGGTGTGCAGAACACCCACCTATTTTATCTTTAATTGAACCTAAAAAATGTTATGAAGAATTAAAGCAATTTATGATAACCAAAGCACCACAAAGTTATTGTTTTGTAGAAAGTGAGGAATAGGGGATGAAAAGCGAATTAACAAAACTAATAGAAAAAAAATTATTTGTTTCTTTTGAAAAAGGTATAGGACAAACTCTTGTGCTTGAATGTTCAATAGGTTTTGGTGGTGGCGACAATGATAGAGTTGACGCTATTTCTTACAATTCTACAAAGAAAGAAATTACTTGTTTTGAAATTAAAGTAAGTGTTGCTGATTTTCATTCAAAAGCAAAATTGTCATTCGTTGGAAATAGAAATTACTTTGTTTTAACAGATGAGGTATATGAGCAAGTTAAAGATGAAATTCCAAAAGATATAGGTGTTTACATTTATAAACCTAAACATTTTGAACGTGCTTGGTGGTATAACGAAGAAGAAAAAATGATTGAGATTAGTGATGACTTGAAATTGGTAAAAAGTTGTAGAAAAAGAGATTGCCATTACGATAAAGAAATTTTGCTTGCTTGTATGGTTAGAAGCAGGATAAATAAAACCAATTTAGAAGTAATCAAGGAGTATTTGCTATGACTAAACAATTATCGCCATTAGAGGCATTTTATCAAATAAGTTGTGATTTAAGATTTGGACACAATCAAGATAAAAACTTAAAAATAGTTGAAACCGCACTTAAAGATTACGAAAAGAAACTTAAAGCACTTGAAATTATCAAAGAGAAAAAGCCTAATCTTCTTGTAATTTTTGATTATTATGCTGATGACATTAAAACTTACAAAGAATATCTTGATTTTTATCACGAAAACGAAAAAGAACTTTTTCCAGATAAACACGATTTAGGTAAATTGTTAACCGAAAAAGAATTTGACTTATTAAAGGAGGAGTTGAAATGAGATTAACAAAATGGAAAGAATATAGAACAAATAAAAAATTATATAAAAAATCAAAAGAAATATTAATTAGTGATTTGACTTGGAAACTCGGTCAATTAGAAGATATTGAAGATGAGTTAGGCATTGATTTGATTATCTTTTTCAAAATTACTAAATGTAAAAAAATTGTTGAATTAAGTGGTACATTAGCTGATGGTGTATTTATTACTCACCCTGATAGTTGCTTATCTATTGATATTCATGGCAAATGTGTAAGAGATGGAAAACAAAAGTTCTTATTCAAAGACTACGGCAAAACTTGGGCATTAACGAAAGAGGAGTTAGAATGATAACTTTACAACAAATAATTGATAAATATAAAATTATTGGTTTAAGTGATTATGAAATAATTAGACAATTCTTTATTGATAATCATTTAGAAGATAAAGCCATTTCTTTAATAGCTGATTTATCAGCTAAAAGAGTCAAAGAACTTAATTATACGAATTCTATGTTAAAAGAACATACTACTTATATTAGTTCAGTTTTAGTGAATGATATACCATTTGAAATAAAAATGAAACTTTATAATATGTGTAGTTCTTTAATTTGGAGAGATTTAGAAGAAAAAGAATTAAATGAAGCAAAAGAAATTTTTGAAAAATATGATATAAAAGCTTGTTGGATAATTTTTTATAATTATCTTATTTCAAAAGGTTGTATCAAAAATAAGAAATTAAATTCTTCCGCGAAAGAATCATTAAAAGATACATTAAATTTATTAAGAGGAAGAGAAAAATGAAAGAAGTATTAGAAAACATTTGGAATTGGATTGATGAATATGTTTGGACATTAGCATTATTAGTATTTATTGTTGTTTGTATAATTATTACTGTTTGTTGCATCTCACAAACAATAAATTACAATAGAACAAGTAAGAAAATGATTGAAGGCATTGAAAAAGAAATGACAACAATAAATCTAAACGAGAAAATATTTCCTCTTCCATGGTATGATGACAAACCTCGTGATGCTAAAGGCAGATTCATTAAAAAGAGCAAATTATGATTTGGTTTATAATAGGACTTATTACAGGTATTGGCATTGGATTACTGATTGCTTGTGTGGTTATGAATATAAAAGAAACTAGCAAAAAAACAAAAAATAAGTGAACTCTCATCTCTCAATTTTGACTTTAAGCTCGACCAAAAAGTTTTGCCCAAAACTGTTAAAACTATTAATAATATATATTTATATATTATAACTGTTAACTAAATCATTTACAGTATTAACGGTTTTATATATTTATATATAATTAACAGTTTGCTTCTCCGGGCAGAACTTTTTTCTATATAATTTCCAAAAAGTAAAAGTTTCCTACAAAACTGTTAATACCGTTAATAATATATATTTATATATATTAAACTATTAAAAACTGTTAACTAAACTGTTAATAACTGTTAATAATATTATATATTTAATATAATATTAAACCGTTAACTAACTATAAAGTATCTTTTTTTATTAAATTATGATATAATGAATTTGGAGAAAATTATGGCAAGCCGTTCAAAATTATCAGATGAATTAATTGAAAAAGCAGGTAAATTAGCTGAAGAAGGTGTACCTGTAACTTTTATTTGCGATTCTCTTGGTATAACTAGAATGTCTCATTCAAACTGGATGCGTCAGGGTGAAGACGATTTCGAACAGGACATTGATAGTTTTTTTGCACGTTACTTTTACACTATTAAAAAAGGTCAAGCAAATTATGTAATAAATGCTGGTCGAGATATTCGTTCTGGTCGAAATGGATGGCAAGGAGCTGCGTGGTGGCTTGAAAGAACTCGCCAAGAATTTATGCCAAAACAAGCTATTGAATCTAATACTGAAGACGGAAAAGTCACTGTAGTCTTCGGCGGAAAAGTCAAAGACATTAAGAAAGAAAACACATAAGGATGATAACACTAACTGATACTGATTTGTATTTGCCCGATTTTTGTGACATATGGTTTACTAATTGCAATGCAAGATATAGAGCGTTAAAGGGTGGCCGTGAAACTGGTAAAACATTCAATTTTATCGGATATGAAGTCGTCTTCAAGATTTTAAGTGACGAACGCCGCAATATTTTGATGATTAGAAATAATGCTAAGGACAATCGTGGTTCTAGTTTTTCCATGATTATTAGTACATTGCGCCGACTCAAAATAATGCATTTATTCAAAATCACATATGGCGAAATTAAAATCACAAGAAAAGATACTGGCCAAGAAATCAGATTTGCTGGTATGAATGATGTTGAGAATATCACATCAACCAGTTTCAGTAATGGGTATTGGACTGATATTTACTTTGAAGAGGCCAGTCAGCTTGAAAGTTATGAAGAATTTAGAGTTGTTGATGGCTCACTTCGTATTCCTAGTTATGAATCAGATTTAAAGGCGCAAATCACATTCCTATTTAATGCGTGGGATGTTGGTCACTGGCTTTATGACATATTCTTTAAAGATAGATTGGAAGATGATATTGACGTACTTGAAAATAAACATTACCAATTTTATGAAGACAGCGAATTTAGTTTAGGTGCTGCTGGCAAAGGCTTAGCATTGCATATATCATCTGTGTGGTGCAATCCTTATATTAATGAAGAAAAGAAAGAGTCCATTCTAAAATTAAAAGAAACAGCTTATGACATATATTTAGTTGAAGGTTTAGGTTGTTGGGGTAATCGTGGTGATAGCACATATCCATACTTTAAGAACAATCTCATTATTAATCAAGCAACCGTCATGAACACTGACTATTCGTGCTATTATATAGGTATTGATATTGGCGGCACTAATGGAGCAGGTAAAATTGTTAAAGAAGGCTATCGTTCAGCAATGACTATGGAATTAACAGCATTAACACACGACTTCAGATGTATCGACTCAGTAGATGAATGGGGATGGTCAAATGAAGGCAAACAAATACCAAAAGAAGGACCTGAAATCGCTGAAGATATGATACGCCAAATTCAGATGTGGAAATTAAAATATGCAATGCATCCGCAATTAATGAAAGGAACGATTGTTGTTTATGTCGAGTCAGCAGACCCTGGCGATTTTCAAGGCTTATTAAGAGCAAAAGCAAAAGAATTAGGATTGGATAATGTGGTGTTTAAGAACAGTACAAAAATTTACATTCAATCGCGTGTTGACTTTGACAATTTGTTGATGAGTCGTGGCGAACATAGATTCTGTGAAAATTGCAAGGAATTAATTCGCGAATATAAAGCTGCTCATAAAGACGAAGAAGGATTCTGTCGTGCTGATAAAAATGACCATTTCATTAATGGTAGTGAGTATAGTTGGCAACCAATGCTTCCAAAAATCAAACTATGGTCAGAGTTTAAACCACGAAAATAGTCGTTTATAATTAAAAAAATAATGATTATAATAAATTAGAGGTGATATGAATATGAATTTAGCGAGCTATGTTATTGATTTTATAAAAAAACGAATTAAATCCACTCAGAAATTAACTGAGAATCCAAACAGTGATAGATTAATTTTCATTAATGACGATGAAAAAATTAGAATATATAGAACAAAAATAGGTAAAGTGTGGTTAGTTGGTAATGGCAGCGAACTCTTAAACTTTTTTACTGAACAGCAAGCAATCGGTTATAACAGCAATCCAGTATATAACCGTAATAATAGAAACACATTCTGGGGTAAAAGCACGTTAGAATGTATGATTCATCGTATTCATAGCCGTGTTCCATCAGCAATTATTCAAATGATGAATAACATTATGGGTAAAGCTGAAATTAAAGAAAATAGTGGCTTATGGGAAGAAATCGCGAAAGCTAATAGATTTGACAAGAAACTATATGAACGTGCTCGTCCATTATGTTGGGCTGAGGGATATGGTGCTTGGAAAGTTAATGTAAATAAGGAATATTCCGACTACCCATTAATTGAATATTATGAAGCTGAAAACGTTGATTATGTTTTGATTGGTGATATGATAGTTGGCGTTATGTACAAATCTTTTTACAAGGATAAACACAACAAAGATTATGTTTTGATTGAAACAAGATTCGTTAAGGATAAGAATTCGTATATCACGTATGAACTTTTTAAATTAAATAAAAATAATGATATAGAGAAGGTTCCAATTGAAACGATTGAGAATCTTGCATATTTGAAAGATAAAGAAACTGTGATTCCAGGATTAAATCGTATTTTAGGCGTACCAGTCAAATACATTGAAAGCATTTTATATCCAGGTTACGGTGAGTCATTATTAACCGACTATTCTGATTTATTCGATATGATTGATGAAGCATATAGTCAGTTAGGTCAAACAAACCGTGTTTCTACACCAGTCACATGGCTCAATCCTGAGGTTGTAACGAGAGGTCCAAATGGAGCAACTGGATATCAAGATTTATATAATAGACAAATTATTATGAAAGAAGGTATTCCAGACGGCGAAGGATTTCAAAATCAGGATATTGTTACCGAACAACCACAGTTAAATTTTGACCAATACATTAGATTGATTGAATTTGCGGTTAATAGTTGTCTTACTGGTCGTATATCACCAGCATCAATGGGAATTGATATATCGCGCAAAGACAATGCAATGGCTCAAAGAGAAAAGGAAAAAGTAACTATTGAAACGCGTAAAGCATTTATTGATAGTGAAAGAGAAACATTAAAAGAACTCGTTGAAGTTAGCTTGATGATGAAAGAGTGGATGGATACTGGTTCAATTACGCTCAATAAAGATTACGATGTTAGTGTGGAATATGAAGATTATGGAGCACCAACACTCGAAGAAAAACGTAGACAATTACTTGATATGTTAACAAGAGGAGCCATCTCACCTAAAAAATTCGTCGATGATTATTATGGCGATGAGATTAGTGAGGAAGAGAAAGTCGAACAAACTAATTATATTACCGAGCAGCAAGACATGGATAATTTATTTAAGGAAATGAATAATGAAGAAGGAATTAAACAATTTAATAACGAATCAAATCAATCAGAAGAAGAAGTTATTGAATGAAAAAAACCTATATTTAGCGATAATTTATAGAGATATACTCCAGCATAAAGAAATTCGTCAGATTCATAAGGATTTGATGAAAGCAGAAGAAAAACCTAATCGTCGATTATTACAATACAATTTATATCTTGCGAAAAGATTAAAAAAACTTGATAATGGTCCTGGCAAATACTATGAAGGTATTGGATTAGCTGGTTTGGCTATTGCTTTAATCACATATCTGTCCGTGTATAAAATTAATAATAATGAACATAAGATTATTAATAGAGAATTACGCGAAAGTGAAGCTAATGACAAAAATAAGATATTAAATGACTCATTAGAATTAACTGAAAGAGATAAAAAGATATTTTTTGTAGCTAGTAGTCATGATGATTGTGCAAAAGACCATCAAGAAGCGCAAGGAAAAGTGTATGTAGACCAAAATTGGCGCAAAATAATCGGAAATGATGAAAAAGTAGCTAATTATATAAACTCACATAACATTGATTCTGTGCAATATATCATCAATAATCCTGTGTATTTTATTACAAGACCTAATTGTAGACATTATTTTGTGAGATATAGTGCAGATGATATATTAAGTGGCAATTATAGGGTACCACATCATCATATAGGTCCACGAGGAAGCTTACAATCTAATCGAAAAATTAGTTTAGACTATTATGAAGACAGGCTTAAATTATACGATAAATTATATAAAATATATAAAACTGACGAATTACAAGCAAAAATAACAAAAACTAAAATTTTAGTTAAAAAATGGAAAAAATAATTATAAAATAGTAATATACAGAAAGGTACTGGTTAAACTACATGAAAAAAGACGGAAATTTAGTTCTTACGTCGGGAACACTCAAATTCGCGTTAAATTTACAGTTATTCGCTGAAGATGATACGCAACAGGTCACACCTCCAACTAATCCTGAAGAAAATACACAGTTGGAAAATAAGGTCCCTGAAGGTAATCCAAACGAAAATGATGGAAAACCGACAGACCGCACATTCACTCGTTCTGAAGTTACTGAAATCTTGAAGAAAAGGTTAGTTAGAGCAAAAAGTAAGCTATTAGCTAAGTTTGGAATCGAGAGTGAGGACAAATTGGACGAATATCTAGAAAACCATAATAAAACTATTAAAGATTTGGAAGATTCCAACAACAAATATGGTGAATTAGATGTACAGTACAAGAAACTCTTTCACGATTATTTATATCTAAAAAACGATGTTATTCCGGAAAAATACGCTGATTTAGATAAATACTTCGAAAATAGTGAATTAAATGAAGAGAATTTAGCAGGAATTCTTAAATCTCATCCAGAATTTGTTAAACCAAAGCAAGCTATTCCTCAACAAATTGGACAGCAACAAAATGGTCAACAATCTAAGGTTACAGAAAAAGAATTAGCTGAAAAATTACTCGGTGTTAAATTATAGGGAGAAAAATTCTATGACAAAAGAAGAATTATTGAATCTTCTTCACGAAAAAGGATTAGATGACGAAGCTATTAAAGTTTTGTGCGAAGATATCGTTAAAGGTATGAATCCTGAAGAAACTGAAGAAGAAAAAGTTGCGGCTAAAGAAGAAGCCGAAAAGAAAGAAGCCAGTAAGTTACTTGGCGTCGATTTATAAGGGGGATTAAATAATGAACTCATTTGAAGTTATTACCAAGTATTTACCTCAAGCAGTAGATAAATACTTCTATGAAGATGCAAAAACTGCTGTCCTTGAAAAAGGTTCAAAATTCATTGATGTTAAATTTGATGAAACTGGTTACGTTAAAATTCTCGATATTTTAATGGATGGTTTATCAGATTACTATCAAACACAGCAAGATACTGTGGATAGAATCGCACCATCAAGCACAAGACCAGGTGCAGGTATTCAAGCAGATTACGCTGCATATGCTGGTAACGTTTCAAGCGGTAGCAGAGATGGATTTGCTATTGGTGGTGTAAGTAATCAATGGGAAATTCTCAGATTACAATACGTCAGAGGTCGTCAATTCCGTATTGACTATATCGCTGATGAAGAAACAGCAGGTGCTATTATTGGTAATATTGCTGAAGAATTCGTCAGAACAAAAGTCATTCCAGAAGTTGATGCTACACGTTTCAGCTTCATCGTTGACAAGACATCAGTTTCTTTAGGAAACAGACACTCTGAATCATTAACAGCTGCTGCAACAGGCGGAGGTTCAATCAACATCTTAGAAGCTCTCAACAGAGACGCTGAATGGATGTCCGAACACGAAGTTGATAAAGAAGATATGGTTGTCTTCCACAATCCAGCAGTTACCACAATGTTAATGGCAACAAAAGAAAATGGTATCGTTAAACCATTATATCAAGGAGATTTCAAATCTGAAGCAGGTATCTCATTCAAAGTTAAGAAATACAATGAAATGAACCTCATTGAAGTTCCTTCAAACAGATTCTTCAGTGAAATTCTCTTATCACAAAATGGTTACAGACCATCCTCTGGTTCAAAAACAATCAACTACATTATGTGTTCATTGAAAGCAATCGTTCCAGTTCGTAAACTTGAATATCAAAAGATTTATGGCCCAGAACAATCTGGTTTAGCTGGATTCCACGGTTACTTAATGAACTTCTTAATCTATCATGGTTGCTTTGTACCAAAGAACAAGATGCCAGCTGTCGTTGCATCATTAAGTTCAGTCGATGCTTCAACCAAGACCTTCACACTCGCAGTTCAAACTGCTCCAGGTGCAGCACAATATGGTTGGAAACTCGTCACTTACTTCACCAATCCAGCAGGATTACGTGGTAGCTTAGTCTTCATTGAAGAAGATGGAACAGCTGCTTCCGATACTTATAAGAAAGATGGTTTCCCACTTGGTGCTACCTTAACTGGTACAGCAGGTACAGATTATAAGCTTATCAATGTCGGACAAGATGTTACCGAAGCTGCAGGTTCAGTGAAAGCATTCTTCGCATTAGTTGATGCAAGAGGCGTTATCATTGCAACAAGCGGTTCAACAGCAGTTTCTCTTGAACAACACGCTTAATAGCTGATATTAAAAATAAGAATAGGTAGTTAGTAATAATTACCTATTTTTTTATGTTTGAAATTATATTATAATTAATAAGAGGTTTAACAATTATGGGTAACTTAACAACAAAATATATTACTAAAGACGATTACTTAAATTATTTCGGCGAAGATTTAGATGTGGTTCTTCCTACTTTAGATTCGCCAGATAATAAAGCTGAACGTTTTATTAAACAAGTTGAAGACGATGTTGAAGCATTTTTAAACACAAAATGTTTTAAACGAATTGACACTATTTATAATCAATTAACAGATTATCAAAAAGAATGCTATAAAAAGGCACTTTTAAATCAATGCAAATATAAACTAAAAAATGGCGATATTGGTAATGATAGTGGTTATGACCCTCATACTGGTAGAAGTATCTCTCGTTCAGAATTGCAAGGCATTGAATTATCAAGTAAATGTATTGATTGGTTAATGTTAGCTGGACTTTATAATAGAAAAATTGGCAATAATGGTGTAGGAGGCGGATTCTTTCCGTTCTTTTGGTAATTATGTACGAAGCATTTAGTAGAAGAACATATAATTGCCGTTGCCGTTATTGGAAAGTAGATAAAAAAAATAGAGAATGGCAAAATTTAGTTCGTGAGCAAAAAGCTAATGGAGTTTTCTTTGCTAAAGAATCACAAGAGACTAGAAAAGACGAAATTGAAGAATCAGGTATTGTTGAAGTAGATTATCAATATGCAACAATTGAATCTGTTGATGATTTATCAGAATTGGAACATAAAGACATTGTTGAGTATCTTGGTCAATTGTGGATTGTAGAAAATATTCAATTTAAAATTCTTAATAGAACAACTGAGTATTATACAAGACCAATTAAAGTATGGTGGGTGAGTTTAAGAAATGGTGAATAGTATTCAACAAGCATATGAAGCTTATATTAATTTATTATATGAATTATTATTAAGCAATTGTCCAGTTGATACAGGAAATATGAAAACTCATATTAAAATGGAAAACGATGGCAAGCAATGTGTGTTTACAATAGAAACTATTCCATATACAGAAGCAAGAAGAAAGAAATCCCACATTAAAAATAAAGCCGATGAAAAAGAATATGCTCCATATACGGAATATCATAATAAATCATCAAAAGGATGGATTAGAGAAGATAGTATAAAAGAAGCGGCATTACAGATAGCAAATGAGGTGGATTATAGATTATGAGTTTAAAATATTGTGATTATTTATTAGAAGAATTAAATAAAACTAAATCAGAGCTACATTTTGATGATGTAAAAATTATTGTTGCTCCTGAAAGAAGTTTTAAAATGCCTAAAGAAGAAAATGTTTTATTATTCATTGTTAAACAATTAACTGGTAAATATACATTAAATACTAAAACACAACCTTTTCAAATCATAGTTTATAGTGAATTAAACACATTTCATATTGCTCAACAAATTTTAGAATTATTTGTTTTTAATCACAAAAATGGTTCTCCGGATAGCACATTTACTGAAAATGGTGTTTTAATTAAACAAGATTATGATACTCCTGTAGCATTAAGACAATTTATTGCATCAGAAACAAGTTTTAAAGCGAGTTTTTATTGTTTTGGTAATTATGTAGAGTGTGAAAATTTACAAGATATCAAAAATGTTAAATATAACAAGTATGGAGCAATTACAGATATTAATTATATAACTGCAAGTATTGCTTATGGTGCTGTATTAAATACAACAAAAGCTAGTGGTGAAGAAATAAGCACATCAATGAAACAAGAAGCAGGTATGACCATTCAAATGACTTTAATGAATGATAGCAGTGATTTTGTTAAAGATATCAATAAAGTTATGCTTGGAGTATTAAGTGGTAATACACCATTTAGAATTGCATTTACATTAAATGATGTGAATTATAGTGAAAACTTCATTTTAACTGATGCTTCATTTAATACTGATAGAGTTAATGCCCCAGGATTAAATGTTGTTTTTACGAGGTAATAATTATGGCAGAACCAATTAAAATTGTTATTACTCAAGGCGGAGTAGGCGGAGAAGCTCTCGGTGGAGATTTGCTTTCAAAAGTTAGAGATACCGCTTTTGGTACTGAAGCTGATAAATTACAAGTTGGTTTTACTAAAAAAGAACAAATGGCCTTTGCTGGTTTAGTTTTAATGGCGTCCAAAAAAACAATAATGAATACCATAAATAATACAGCAAATATGACCGGTAATTATATGGAAACAACAAGAATTAGAGAAGCAATAGAATTAGGAACTAAAGTTGTTGGTTATGGTGTTGCTGGAGTTGGTATTGCTGGATTAGTTAGTGCAGGAGTTATGTCAGGACCACTCGCTGTAGTTGCTGCTGGAACTATTGCCGTTAGTGAAGGTATTAATTTTGTTCAAAGAATTAAAAATTTTGATATTCAAGTAAGTAAACAAAATTGGCAAGCAGAAAGAGCAAGAATTAGAGCAGGCACTTCGTTAGGAGACGGAAGTAGGGGAACAAATGGCTAATTATTTATTGTGGTTTAGTAAAAATGCAGACAATGGTCATTATCAGACTTTTCGTTTTAAAGATGGCTTTGTTTTAACCGATAACTTAAGTGAAATTTTAGATAGTGGTACAATTGTTTTAAATAAAATACCAAAACAAAAATTTGAACCTTTTGACATTGTTGAATTGCATAATAATTATATTGCTAATAAAACAATGTTAATTGATAATGTTGCGGAAACACAGGTTAGTTTTAATCCTGAGAGATATGACTATGTTATATCATTGATGAGTAAAACTAAAGAATTGGAAAGAATTGTATTACCTAATTTTTCAGTGACAAGACCTATAAGTGCAAGTGGTGTACCGGGAACAGCAAAAACAATTCGAGAAGTTATCGAAACTTTATTAAATGACTATTGCCCTCGTTATTTTATAGCAAACGGATATACTAAACCTTATAGATTATCACATAGTGATAATAGAATAAATCAACCTTGTCCTGATATGCAAATGTCAAGACCTACATTAAGAGAAGCAATTGATAGAATTTTAAGTAGTGTGAATTGTATATGTAAATTAAATGCATATAATGTAATTGAATTATTTGATATAAATCAAAAAAATAATGAAGTTGATATGACATATATTAACTATAAAGATGAAAATCAAGGTAGTGGAGATTATGCTTCAGTTTTAGATAATGTTTACAATAATGTTGTGCCAAGTACTGCTGCCACTTTAGAAGATATAAGTAATACCACAGAAGTTGTCGAATTACTTGGTTTTAGAGATGAAAGTAATGGTATAATTGCTGAAGATAATTTATATTTGGAAACAAAATTTCCTATTTATAATATAAAAAGTGTGATTATGTTTGCGGAATATGAGGTTCAAAATAGGGCTTTGTATGAAAAACAAGATATTACAAATTATGTAAAAGAAGCAAGAGATTATGCTAAATTAGATTTTGGTGATTTAAATACTTCTGCTCCTAAAAAAGCGAACTCTGTTTATTATACTAGAGGCGATAATAAAATACTTAATTTTTCAAACAACTATAAAAAGATATTATTTTCACATTTTGCTGTTGATATGATGTTTTCTAGTGCTAAAGCAGCAAATTCAGGTGGAACATTAGTTCAATTAACATTAACAAATCGTAGAAAAGCATGTGCATTTTTAATTACATATTGGGCAGAAGTACCAACTGTAAGAGCAAGTTCTGGTAAATTACTACCTGAAACACACGAAAATAGCACAATTATTGATAATCCTGGTGAAGCATTCGTTGATATTTATCAACAAGGTAATTTATTTAAAGATAAAGTAAATAGATTAGGCAACAGGGTTAAAATAATTAATGGCAGATTTCCTCGTAGTGAAATAAATAAAATACCAAAATTAGGTGATTATATTGGCAATTTTATTGTTATAAATACAGAAATACAATACTTTGATGATTTTGTTGTTTTTAAAGGTTATTTGTCTGAAAACTTTGTAAATATTAATTATTTTACTGGTATTAACGCAAGAAAAAGAACAAATCAGATTGTAAGTGCTGAAGATGCATTTGATAAAGTTTTATTAAAGAAGTATTATTGTGAATTTAGTTTTGAAAAGAAACAAAATTATGATAATAGAGATGCTGTATTAACATCTCCAAGTATTTACGACCAAACTGAGTTAATTCAAAGACTTGGTAGATTTGAAACAGCATCAAGTGGAATTAGTTATGTTCCAGTAAGTGTATTGGTTAGAAATCAATATGTATATGATTATGATAATCGAGTTTCGTTCTTTGAATTAGAACTTCAAAAATTTATAAGTGGTAATAGTATCATATTAACATGTGGTATGTATGATAACTTTGCTGCCGCTATATCTTCAACTGTAAGAGACCAGACTGATACTTCTGATTTTTATATTGCAAATGGTGGTTTTGTTGAATATTGGAATAGATATACAAATGATTTAGGTAATTGCGAATATTATGACTTTGTCTTCTTAACTGATTATGGAAGAAAAGAAGGACATAATTATTTAGATTACAGTGGCGGAAATGCAATAGATGAAGTATTAGATTTAAATGTAGGTGACCATCTTATTGTGAGTGATATGCCAGTTAATACAGAGGATGTTCCTTGGGCTTATTCGTATCAAGGATTTAAACCAAGATTTAGATGGGATTCAATTTATGATAATAAAGCAGCATTTTTGCCATCTGAAGCAGCATTTACAATGCGAATTACAAATCACAAAGATAGTAGAGAAAAAGTTAATTTTAACTTTCAATTTGAATATTGCACGGATACGAAAGATATTATATTCACAACTGAATTTATTAAACGACAATCTATAATTTCAAACGAATTACATAATGCAAGTGAAATTGAGATATATGTAAGTGATGAAGAATTTAATTATGGTGATACTACTTTAAAAGGTAATTATACAAAATTAGAAGGTGCTGGAATATGGAGTCTTAAAGATGACTCTTATGAACATGCAAGATGTACAATGAGATATAGTTTACATGATTTACCAGCAAATATTCCTGCTCATAAATCAGTGGCTATTGTAACTGCTACTGGTCGCAAATTATTAATGGCAGTTAATACAACAGATGATAGACCAGTTTGGTATTTAAACATACTCGCAAATAGAGATAGAAAAGTTTATACGGACTATGATTTAAAACAAGAAGCAGATACAAGTACATATTATGAAGAATTAACTTATGAGCAAATTTTAGATAATGAAGCGGAAGAAGCAGTAATTGGATGGTGTGATTATGTTGATGAAGATGTTGTCACTGTAAAAGTTTTCCAAACTTCATTATCTCCAACACAAATTCAAGATGTTTCAATTGATAATACTGTAGAAGTTAATGCTCAATTTGTTGATGGAAGAGTAAGAATTTATAAAGAAGCAGATACTGAACTTAATGAAGTTGAAATTACACACGAATATACTGAAGATGAAGAAAACTCCGCATTTATTATTAATTGTGCTAATGGATATGTTTTATATAATGAAACAGGAAATATAATGTCATTTATAAAGAGAAGTGAAATATTTGATGAAGATGGTTATATTACTAATATTAAATATGGCTTTGATATGGAAGTATATGACGATGATAGTGATACACCTACAGTAACAAATGTTGTTGAACTTCAATCAGCAAGTAATAACAGATTTTTAGTGTTGAGAAATGGTAGATTCCAGTTTGTTACTTCTTCACAATTAGGTGATGTCAGACTAAAGATATTCGGCAAAAAGTTCAACTAACATTTTATTTTGAAAAATATATAATATATAATTAAATTATAAAAGGTAAATGATTATGGCAAAAGTATTATTAGAAATTAACAATCACAAAGAATTCAAAAAAGGTGATATGCTTATTTTTGACGGCAAAACATTTGTTTCTGTTAGAAAAGAACATATCTTAAGTGATGTTCCTAAACTTTATTCAAAGATTAAATGTTTAGAAGAGCATATCAAAAAATTACAAGCTGAGGTTGATTATGACCACGGGAAAATTAGCGAAGAGGAGTATAAAAAATTATGTGGTTTGAACAAGTAGTTAATTGGTTAGATGGATTTTTCAATAAACCTTTACCAATTGTAGGTGTATCTTTAGGTATCGTTTGTATTGTGGTTTTTAGACTTCTTGCTCGTTCAAGTTTTGGAAAGAAATTATATAACAAAGTTGAAAAAGATTTTAACGAATTACAAACAAGAAGCGATGATTTTGTTATTAAAGCTAATAAACAAATTGAAGATTATAAAAAAGAATGTGATTCTAAAGTTGAAGCAATTAAAACATATTACGAAACAATGCTTGCGCAAAAACAAGCAAAGGAAGATGAATTAGAAACTCTTTTGTTAGCTATTGGTGATAATATACACAATGAAAAAGTCAGAGAGTTAATCGAAAAATATAAACAAAAGATGAATGGTTTTAGAACAATTATGACCGATAAAATAGAACGTGTAAAAGCAGAGTATGATGAAAGACTTCGTGCTTTAGAGGAAAAATTGTATGGCAAAGAAGACAATAAAACAAAAGAAGAATAAATATAGAAATCTTGAATATACTTTTACAGGTGCTTCTTATGTAGCTGCTTTGTCTCCATTTGTTGCAATTGGACTTGCAAATTATGATAAGTACTTCGTAGAATACGATGGAACTAAAATGTCTATTGCTTTTGTTATGGCTTTAGCAATGATGGGTCTTGCTTTATGGGGCATTACAAAAAAGAAATTAGAAAATACTATGGTATCTTTAATTATTAAATGGGCAATTTTTGCTTTTATTTTTCAAATGTTAGGTCAAATGATTACTGATTTAGCAACTATTATGTGGTTTGGTTTAATTGGTTTAGTCGCATCTTATGGTTGTGATGAAGCAAGTAAATCAATGAAGAAAAAGAAAGAACGCATTATAAATAATATGCAAAATGCCGAAGATGATAGAGATAAAGCACAATATGCTGAGGAATTGAAAGATGAATAACGAAGAAAAAGAGTTATCATTTGCTGAAAGATTTAGTGAATTTACAACACGTGCTGTTTCAGTTGCTCCTTTAGTTGCTGCACTTGGTATTGCTGTTTGGTGGATATTTTTTGGTACTATTGAAATCACACAGTTACATATTGGAATTGTTGAAAGAATTGGTTTAACCATTGTAACTATTGTTATGGCATTAACATACAGAAAGTTAATTTCAACAGGTGGTTTTGAAGATGGTAAAAAAATCAAAGACTATCAAACTGAATTTACAAGATGGAGAGCAAACTGTAAAAAATATGTTACAGAGAAGGCATCTATTCAAGCATTTGTTGAAGATAAATGTAAAACTAATGTTAGAGAATTGATTGCAAAAAATCTTGAAAGAAATTCACTTATTTACAGTGATTATTTTAATGATGAAGGTGTTTTAATTAATACTAGTTATGAAACTAACAAAGACTTAACAAGACATCAAAAGAGAATTATCAGAAAATGTGTTAGAATGAAAGTACACGTTCCTGATATTTTCACAATTGATAATGAAAAGTATTTAGGTATTAAAAGAAGAGAAAGTGAAAGAGAATTCAAAACAAAAACAGATGCAATTAACACTACTGTTACAACAGTTTTGGCTTTCTTTTCAACTGGTATTATGTTTGCATTTGTGGGTTTTTCAAAAGGAAGTTGGATTTATGCTTTATTCCAAATTGCTTTATGGACAGGAACTGGTGTAATGGGCAGAATTAAAAACTACAATCACGTTGTTAAAAAGCAATTGAATTATATTATAGAAAATAGTGATTTGATTGAAGAATACGCTGGTTTACCGCAAAATAAAAAGGATGAATTTTTTATTAAAGCACAAGATAATAATAAAAAGATTAAAATGATTACTATGAAGGAGGAAAGATAAAATGGCTGCTTACGCATATTTTGATGAAAATGGTAATTTGCTAGAGTTTATATCTGATAGAACTTTAAGACAAGGAAATTCGGAAGGTGTAAATAAAATTTATGTTTTTATGGAGCCTGAAGATTTTAACTATGCAGATAAATCGTTAAGATGTACTTATAAAGATATAAACACAAACACAATATATGATACAACTATTGGAAGTATTTTAGACCACATTGTGTCAAAAACATTGCCTACATTTAAAGATTACGACCCAACGCATTTTGTAAGCGGAAAGACTTATCCGTTTATTGAAATTACAGTGCCTGGAGCAGTAATGGAATTAGAAGGAAGCAAAGTTTTATCATTGGCTATGGACCAATTAGTTGAAGATACTGAAGACGACCCTCAATACGAACCTTACTTAATATATCAATCAGTGATTACATTTTATGTTAATGAAAGTGTTATTCAATACACAGAAACAATTAGTAAATCACAATACGATTATTTATTATCTTTAATTGGTAGTGTTGATGCTAAAATTTATGATAAAAGTAAAACAATTTTCAAAGCAGCAAATAGAACCGAGTTAGGTAGTGCTTCTCAATGGTCAGATGGACAAGTTCTTTTAGTAATAAGTGATAGTTCATATTCAAATCATATGACTTTGCTTATAAAACAAGACAATAGTTATTCATTGTTATATGACTTCAATGACCACTATACAAAAGCAGAAGTTAATGCTATAAGAGATACATTACAAGGCAACATTAATGCACTTAACAATAGTAAACAAGATAAACTCGTAAGAGATAGTTTGCCTACTGCTCAATTACAATATGTTGTCGGTTTTGATGCCAACGGTAATTTAAGAAAAGGTGCAGGTGGTGGTGGCGGTGGTGCTACTTACGAAGCTGGTTATGGTATTTTAATTGATAGTGCAAACTATATAATTAGTGCTGATATAGGGGTTCTTGCAACAAAACTTGATTTAGAAAGTTATGCAACTGTAAGTTCAGTTTCTTCATTATCTGGTAGAGTTTCAACGATTGAAGGACTTATTCCTGCACAAGCGACAAGTGAAAATCAATTGGCAGATAAAAACTTTGTTAATTCAAGTATTGCAACAAATACTGCTAATTTTATCGGTACATTTAATAATGTTACAGCATTAAATAATTATAGTGGCACAGTTACAAATAACGATTATGCTAATGTTATCAATCAAGAGTTAGATTTTGCGACTACAACCGAAATGAATGCTTATAATAAAGCACTTTTAACTAACTATGATTATGCGTGGGTTGTAAATGGAACTAAATATGATTTATATCGTTTTGATATTGAAGAACAAACTTGGGGATTAAGAGCAACTAATATTGCTAAAACTGATATTTCTTTAATCACAGTTTACAATAGATATACATATAATAGTGCATTAAGTCAGTGGAAATGGAACTACTCAATTAACACAAGTGGATTTACAGCAGCACAATGGGCGGCAATTAACTCTGGAATTACAGCAGGAATTGTTAGTGATGTCGCATTAAAGAGTGGTAATAATACATTTACAGGAAGCAATATTTTTAATAACTTTTTAAGAACAGAAGGTGGAGTCGGAACATACGCTTCTAATATCGGTTTTATTGCTGATGGTTTTATTCCAAATGAAAATGGGACACGTGACTGGGGTTCTTCTTCAAGACAATTAAAAGATATTTATTTTGCTGGTAAATTATTTAGCAGTGGCAAAGGATTTGATTATGATACGATTGGATTTCCAAAAATTAATATTCCAAGTTCTACAACTTTAACTGATTTAACTCCATTTCAAAATGGTTGTAAAATAATCGGCTCTTGGACTTTAGGTAGTGTTACTCTAGTAAATCCAGTATTTTATCCTTGCTCATTAAGAAACGATAGGTACTTAGGCAAGGTTATTTACACCGATAATGACGATAAAGGAAAAACTATCGAATGTGCTTATACCATTAACTCTTCAAATGTTATCTCTTTATATAATGCCAGTTTAGCAAGTTTTGCTATTTTGGCTGCTCAAGGAAAAACAGAAATAAATGGTGAAACCTACAACGCAGTTTCAGCCAATCCAACCGTTCCAAGCGGAACAACTCCAACAGATTTAACAGGTCTTAAAGTTGGCAGTAATTACTATGATATACAATCGGTCAAAACTCAATCCACAGGTGGTGCAACTTCAATTCAACTTAAAACTTGGGTTGGAACTCAAGCACAATACGATAGCATTACAACAAAAGATGCTAATACTCAATACATTATTATTTAAGGAGAAACATTATGGCAGACTACAAATTTACACAAACAGGTGCTGAAATACAAGGAATATTAAACGGTGCAAGTGCAATAATCACTAAACTTAATAGTTCGTGGCAAAATAAATCGCTTACAGGTTTAACAACCGATATTAGAAGTTTAGGTTTAGTTGAAGCAGCCGCAAACAAAAAAGCATTAGTCACTTTAGTTATCGGTTATCAAAATCCAAGTAGTTATGAATATACTAAATCAATTATTACTCTTGGAGTTTTTGATTTTAATAGAAATGTAATTGATGAAGCAAACGAATTCTTCTTTCCAGTTGTTAAAGCAAAAGGATTATTCAATATTTCAGGCACTAACACAATTACAGATTGTGATTTAGCTTGCTCGATTGAAATACCACAATCTATCGGTCCAAGTAGTACGGTAAATTTCAAAATTAGTGGTAAATTTAGAGGTGGCGATTTTGATATTAGCTCATCAATTTTTAACACAAATTCATTAACTCTTTATATTAAGGAAATTGCTTAATTTATATGGCACTTTACGATAGCGAAAATAACAGATTACTCGACACAAACGACAATGTTTTACATGCTCGTGCTACTTTTACTGTTGGAACAAGAGAAGTAAAAAAAATATATGTAGGTGAAAATGAAGTTAAGGCAATTTACATAGGCGATAATTTAGTTTACGAAAAAGAACCTGAAATTGTCGTTCCACAATTAGATGCACCAGTCATTTCGCTTGATAATGATAATCTCGTTATTGAAGAAGTAGAAAATGCCGAGTATTACGATATTTATGTGGATGGAGTGTTAGAAGAAACGATAGATAATAGACCGGGATTTGAAGTGACTATTGCTTGCACAAATAGAAATATTACAAGAATTTTCTGTTGTGATAATAGTGACGGAACAGATGGATATGACCTTTTATTAGACAATGGAGATAGTCAAACAGTTACAGTTAATGTTCCACAAGATAAACCATATTTGAATATAGAAACAAGTGGTGGACCACATAGTCTTAATAGTATTTCAAATGCTACATGGGTTACTGGTTGGAAACTTTGGGATAATCAAGACCCAAATCCAAGTTCTATCGGTGGTGCAGTAGTTGAAATTACAGGAGATAATGCAACTGTTAATATGACGGGTGTATCATTTTAAGGAGTAAATTATGTCAGTAAGTAATTTAACTAATACGATATGGGTAATTAATAACACCCCAACAAAACCAAGTGCAGAAATCAATTGTTCTATAAATTTCACATCTAATGGTAGCAATTACACTGGAATTTTATTGCCTTCCAGTACAGTATTATGGTACCAGGATGTTGGAATAAGTTATAAAATAGATAGTCAAAGCTCTGAAACAATTTATACAGGTTCTAGTGGTTGGAACGATGAAGCATATCGTATCATCAAAATCACAGGTGGTACAGATGTCACTAATTCAAGTTTAATTTCTTGGTTAGAAGCAAATGCAACACAAGTTCAAGTAGATGATTTGACTAATACAAAGTGGGTCTTAGAAAGTGGCGTTTACACGAGACCTAATTTTTCATACAACATAAACTTTACGTCTAATAATTCAAATTTTATCTCTTTTTCAGGTAATTATGATGTATATGGTTCACATCTCAAATATGATAATTCTTATGTTTATGAGCGTTTAAATTGGGCAAACGAAAATTATCGTATTATTGATATTGTTAGTGGAACAGATATAGCAAATCCCGACTTAATTGTTTGGCTTACAAAAAATGCTACTTATATTTTTATTAACGATTTAACAAATACAACTTGGATTTTTAAAGAAGATTTGATTTGGGGTGAAGTTCAATATGCTATAAACTTTACGAGCAATAATTTATCTTTTAAAGGCATAAAATATCAAGTTTATTCAGCAGATATTGATAGACTTATTTATATACAAAATAATGATACCGAATTAAAAGTAAGCGAATACGATGCAGATATGGCTGCTTATTGGGCTTGGATTGATAATGCCTATAAAACAATTCAAATTTCTGGTGGAACAGATGCAAATAATTTATTCTTAATTGCTGATTTAACCAAAAATGCAGATTTACAAGCACCTGTTATACCTACAATTACTTATGATTTAACTCAATTACAATTAAGTGCTGGAACACACACTATTAAAGTTAAAGCAAGGGCAACAGGTTATAGAGATAGCAATTTTAGTAATAGTGTGAGTTATACAATAGCACCACAAAGTTTTAGTGTAACAATTACAATTTCAAACGAAAGTTCATTAGGAGATAAACAATATTTTAGAGTTTATGATGGTCAAGATGATACAGGAACATTGTTGTTTGAAAGCAACGACCAAAATGGAACACAAACACCTATTAATGTTACGTGTACAAGTGGTTATTTAAATATTGTTTTAATAACAAGTGCTTATGCTGATGGCGGAGTTACAACAAGTGGTGGAGTTACAAAACAAGATACTTCTGCAAATTTATCAAGTGCTTGGGACAATGTTTTTGTAGTTAGTGGTAATGGCACTATTGCTATTACTTATTTGGATTGGGATTTCTAAAGGAGGATAGATAATGCAAATCTTATTCGCACTCTTAACAATATTTATCTTCTTTGCTTCAGTAGTAGCAATTTTTATCGCAGTTTTAATCTTTAGTAGAAAAGAACCACACAAAGAACTTAAAATGGTTCATGTATTTAACCACAAGATTATTAGTGAAGAAGAAGCGAAGAAATATGAAATTGAAAATTACGAAACAATTGATAATGTAATTTTTGTTTATTATGTGAAAAGAGGATAAGAAGATATGAAACTCTTTAATGAAAAAGAACATTTAATAGTTTCAGATTCCATTGAAGCATAAATCGCATTATATAATTTATAAGTATTTTATGTTAAAATAGTATATAATATTAATAACACTAGCATATAAGGAGGAAAAAATATATGGCAAAAGTAAAAGATATTATAATTAGTGACCGTGTTCCTACAAATATGGGCGGAATTCGTGTACAAAATCCTATTTTATCAAAAGAATCAATTGATGAAGGTACAATAGATGAAACTATCGGTTTAGATTCTTCGGATAATCCAGTTCGTAAAAACATGGGTGACCCTGTAACTGAAACTGAATTACCAGAAAAGATTGAACAAGGTATTGAGGCTTCATTGCTTAATGGCGAACTTAAGACTGTTCTTCAAGCAAAAACGTTTGGTATTGTTGATTTTCCATTAACGAGTGATATTGACACTCAACACGCAACAGTTAACGAAGGTAAATTGCCAAATGGTGATATGGAAGATTTAACAGAATCACAAATCAATAAAATTGCTAATACAATGAAACGCATTATCAACAAAGGTTGGTTAAAAACAAGTATAAGCGCAATTAATTTAACAAGTGTTATGTATGGTTCGGACGCTATTTCCATTATTGCAAGTTCAGTTGTATTTAAAAATAATGCTCTATCAACTGGACAAAGTTATCGTATTTTCTTAGATATTGCTAATAGTTCATATGAATATAGCCAAGATTCTTATAGCGCTCCACAAGAATAGAAGTTAAAATACTGTTATTTCATTAAAAAATGCTGTTTATTCATTAGTAAACAGCTTTTTTAATATTTTATATTACTTTAATTATTTCACATCCTTATGCTTTTATTGATTTTTCTTCATTATCGATACGAACTTTGCCTTTTATAATATCGTCTCTTAATCTTAACATATTTTCTTTATAGTCTTTCATAATTGTTTTAATGTT